AGGGGATCGTAATACACAATGCATCCTCTATCGTGATGTATCACATACCTTCCGCAAAAGTATCCATACTGTTTTTTAAACAGTTTTGCCTCAAAGTTCCACATAAGATTCGCGGAATGTTGTACATCCGGAAACTCACAACCCTTTGGGAAGTACAGCAAACTATCGTCACCGCAAAAGGCTCCCTTGATTATTTTTTCCATCGGAAGCATCGAGGCCAAACATGCAGCAATGATCACAGTGTTTCCAATGAACGTCGTGACATCCCCACTCTTTCTTTGATACCAAATGCATGTCTTAATACCTGCGGTATAATCCTTGAGGGTGGTTTTCCTATGCCCTTGCTTCCAAACTTCTCCGAGGAAATCTTCAAAACCCAATCTTCGCCAGATCTCGTATTCTACCGCACAGTGGAATTCATTCTGAGATTTGTCATACTTTGATATATCCAGCTCCAAGACATCCATCGGTACGTGACTGTCGAGATCTCCAAAGAAATCTTCAATCTGTGCCGGTGTCTTTCTCGTAAAAAACAAAAATCTGCTTGAATCAACACTGTCCAGTAATTGCCTTGTGAGCTCACTAAACAATGGGCCGAAGATTGCGTTGATCTTCTTTGAATGGTACACAATCGTCTGCAAAGCTGGGTACTCCGTTTGGATTGAAGTGTCCAGTTTCTGCTTAGGTTGTGCTTTGATCATGTGTCTGTACTGATCAACTGCTGGCAAGTCCACAAAGTCAAAATCTGCGAGCTGACCAATTGTTACCTGTTCCTGTTTTTCTAACCATCTATTGAGAGACTCTCTACTGAACAAAGAAACATTTTTATTTGGTTTTCTTTTTTCTTTAAGCAAATAACTATCAAAAAACTTATCTACAACTAAGGATGCAGTGTTTTCAATATCAATGATGCCAGATAACTCGGGTGCGTTGAAGTTCCTTTTAATCATCGCCACCAAATTTTCCAATAGTCCAGTCTGGCGTGGCATTTCTGCCGCCGTTCGTACCATAGGTATCAGTGGTTTGATCTGATCTTTGGGCGCAGCAACAGACTTAGACATATCCAATATGCAATCTTTGACATTCAATGAGATGTCAGTCAACCTCATGGTAACAGCATCAAAATTATTCATCATGGTGCTGTTGCCTGGGAGACACTTATCATAGTAAAACTGCATATCGGAAATGTCACCAGTCTTTGGCGCTGCGACAAAAAGATTTGAACCTTTGAACACCGAGTCAATCTGTAATTGCTATTGTGTGCCTGCATCGACCTTATACATATCTAACAAGTACGAGCTAAGTTTCTCTAAATCTCTAATAATGCTAACTAAAGGATCCATAACAACAGTGTAGTACTTGAGCGAACAAGTGTGCCTCGACAATGCAACCAAAACATGTGGGCTGTCTCCTGCTATGATAGAGACTGGTGTAGGGGTCAACCTGACTAGCGAAACATCAGAGTACGTCTCGCCTTGCACCTCATGCACAGTGTGAACATCAGAGTACCCTCTTGAAAGCAGAGCTTCTTTATCCGATTGGGTAAAAGTCAAGATCTTACCATGCAAAGGTTTCGAGATCGGATTGATCACGGCAGCTCCGCCAACCATCTCCTGCGAAACAGACTTTTTAACCGAAGAAGTACTCATGACAAAGCCCTCATATCTCCTGTTCAGATAGTGTGTGACATCAGCTGGACAGCGGAGAGTTGTTCTGCGTGTCTCAACCTCGTCAACTTCCAATTTGGCAAAATGGGCGGGGTACGGGAATCCTGAAACTCTGTTGATGTATGGAATCTGCTGTGTGTCTCCGTAAACATATGCAATTTCGCACAATGACATCGCCACAAGAAAATTAACACAACCAGTATGCAACATCAATCCTTCATCAATGAATAGCCTCTTGAACTGACAGCGTGTGCTTTTTCCAAAATTCATCATGAAAGAATCAACGGTTTTAACGTTGTCTTTCGTGGCCACAATAATCCCTGAGGAATTCGCACGTCTTCTGATCATTTCCGCGGCCTGCTTTCCAGGAACTAGAATCAAATCCTCATCAAAGTTAACTCTGGAGAGAATTTCTTTTGTTTTTCCACAGCCTGGAACTCCGTCCACAAGAACAACCTTTGCGCTACTAACATGCGGTTCTCCGTTTCGAAGCAGTCTGCGCAGAGTTCTGAGTTTTGCCATGTCGGAATAGACAACAGACTCAGAGCTAACAGCTACTCTTCTCCAATCGTCGCATGTTACTATACCTTGCTCATCATATTCCAATAGTGCCACATGATACTTCCTCGCGTGGGTTTCAACAACACCCCATGCATGACTCTTGGCCGTCGGTTTGATCAACCACTTCCTAGATGCAACATCCAAGACTCCAAACTTTTGACGGGTTTCAAGGTCAATAGCAGCTGTATCTTTAAGGATCTTGACAAGATTCGACACCGCAGCAGATAGTGATGCTACCAGGCTATCGATAAAGTTTTTCATTTGCTGAACTTTAATCGGACCCGTGTACACAATCGAACTCATTTGCTTACGAATTAACGAATCTGCCGTTGCCATGTGAAACTGCTCTAAAGACTCTATCTCCTCGTTCCTAGAATAGGACGACTCCGGATGATCTCCAGCAAGACCAGCTAATTGTAACTCCCCTCTGGCCATCGAACCTTTCATGGACGGTTCTTCAACTTCTCTTGAGGTAACTACCAAAGCACCTTCCGAG